GGCGGAACAATTCACGGACAACGGGGCCACCGACGCTTTAATTATTACCTCTGTTTTGTACCCCGAAGACGGTTCTTTATCTATGAAAACGTTTTCGATTGACGGGCGCAACGAAGGCAAAGATTTAGAAGACATAGAACTTTTTAAACTATGGATACTTTTAGCCGGAACGCTTCAAGAATCAAAAACTTTGCCGGCGTCGAAAAAACAATTATTAAATACAACTTTTTTACAATTCAGCGAATCAATAAAAAAGGGTTGGTTATGAACAACGGTTTGCAATTTCAAAACGCGATTCGAATTTTATTTTGCATGGGCGCAAAAGATTTTAAAGAGTGTTTCGGGGAAGGAAACGCCCCTTATCTTTGGGAAAAATTCACTATTGATTTCGGAAAACGCCCCGACGATTTTATTTGCTACCTCGACCCGAACAATATCCAATTGCTGTTTGATTACGTAACACTTAAAAATTTTGAACAAGGTTTAATGCTAAAATGAAGGTTTTGATTGCCTGCGAATTTTCCGGCACGGTACGGGACGCTTTTTTAAAGCGCGGTCATGACGCTTGGTCGTGTGATTTATTACCTACGGATAAAGCAGGCCCACATTTATTAGGCGACGTTTTTAATTTTATAAATCGGGATTGGGATTTAATGATAGCGCATCCGCCGTGTACATATTTATGCAATAGCGGCGTTTCATGGCTGCATAAAGATGCAAGTCGTTGGGAAAAAATGCGAGACGGCGCCCGCTTTTTCAAAAACCTTTTAGACGCTGATATAGAAAAAATTGCGGTTGAAAATCCAATCATGCATAAATATGCGGTCGAAATTGTCGGACGTCGCCAAAATCAAGTTGTGCAACCGTGGCAATTCGGTCACGGCGAAAGCAAAGCAACTTGTCTTTGGCTTAAAAATTTGCCACCGCTTAAACCTACAAAAATTGTTGACGGTCGGGAACAACGGTTACATTATTTACCGCCGTCAAAAGACCGTTGGAAACTTCGTTCAATGACGTATAAAGGAATCGCCGAAGCAATGGCGAATCAATGGGGCTAAAATTTTAAACCCTAAAATCGTTTTGCCACGTTTTAGGTAAAGCGTCGGGTGCGTTATGAACGTCCGGCGCTTTTTTATTTCAAAAAGCCGAAAGGGGCTTGCGCCCCTCTCAACTAGCTGCTATTAACTTTTTTGTTATGACTTTAGATTCCTTCCAAGTCCTATTTATTATACTGTTCGCTTTTTTCTATTTTGCCAACGTGCATTTTCACCGATTTATGTTAGAAGAAATCGGCCCAAAACATCGACTTAATTTTTGGCTTGCGCTTTTTTGGCCGGTTACTATTTGCGGTTTTTATCTTTGGCGATTTTTTAAAGGCTACTAAGTGAAGCCGCCCAGGCGGGCGACCCCGATAGGATTTTTATTAACTGGTTAACCATACTTAAAGGCTAAAACATGGACCCTAAAATGCAAGAAGAAAAATGGACCCGCAGGACCGCCGACTTTATTCTAGGTTTTATGCTAGGGATAATCGTCGGCGGCAATTTAATAATCGTATGGATAGCCATTGGTGGCTTAAACGATTAAGGAACAACCGGCGGATTAAATCGCTTTTTAATTTCGAACTTGTTTTCTAACAGCACTATTTTTGAAAGCGCCGGCGCCGGATGCGTTAACTCTACGTCCGCGTTTGTCCATTTGTCATCGGCGTTAACCGTCGCCGTCGACGGAACACTTACCGCAATTTTACCCGCGCCGGGAGTTAAACCCGGAACCGGAACAGCAATGACCGTGCGCACGCCCGCGCAATTGGAAAATACGATATTCCCGCCGCTATAAATTGACAAGTCAATGGCTTGCCCGTCTTCATTTGTTAAAAATAAATCGAAATTTGCTTCACTACCGACAATGATTGTCGCTTTATCTAAATCGCAGTTATTCATAAACAACCCCTTCTATTTCTTGATTTTGATAGATGTTACCTTTTATCTCTGCTTTTTGTTCAATGCGTGCTGCGATTTTAACCGCTTTAATCGCCCCTCTAATGCGTTCACGTTCAAAGACTACACTTTGTACCCGCCCCGCTTTAATTGTTCCTTGTACCGCGGACGGCGACCGCTGAAAGGCGGTAGGGTCAAGCGTATCAAGTTCAAATACGTCTAGCCCTTGTGTATAGTTTTGGTCTAGCGCCGTGTAAAGGGCATCCGAAAACACGCGGTAAATAACGTGAACCTGATCTAAAGACGGCATTTGTACGGCATTGTTCCCATACGCCCCTAAACCTAAATGCGTTAAATTAACAAAGTCTCCTAAAATTACAGCGCCCGCTTTGTCCCGAAAATACGCGCGCACGTATTTATCCGTTCGCCCGTCCGACAACGACAACTTTAGTTTTAGTTCTTCATTTATTTTGCGTTTAAATTCGCCCATTATTTACCTTTATGAAACGAAAAAATTTCTTTTTCTTCGGGGTTTTCAAGTTCGTCAAGCGAGTTAATACAATGATTTTCTTCGCCCGCGATTATAAACGCCATGTAATCAACAAAACGCGAAAGCCAATAAGCCAAAAAATGAGGCCGATTTGAAAGCAAAGCACGACCAAGCCTACCGGACAAAGTTTCGTCATAATCGCCCCCTAAAATAGTGTTTCCTAATTGGTCGACTGCGGCCATACGATTGCGCCCGTAGCGACGTAAAATTTCAGACTGAAATAAAATTCCATTTGTATAAATCACCGCTGAAATTCCGACTTCCAAAATCATAATCGGAAAATATAAAAGAAAAGTAATAATTATGTAGGTGCGCAAAGGGAAAAAGCGCAGCACGCTAAACATCGTTATTAAAGCCCAAACGGTGAAAAATACAATGAACGCTATCACGGCGCCCCCGTTGGGCCGAATGGATATTGGCCTTTTGGTACTTGTTCCATGTAGGTTAAAATTTGTGGGTCGCCGCCGAATTCAATCGCTTTTGCTTTAATCCAACTTAAATAAAGTTCTTTTTTTTCTGTAGTAAAAACGTTAAGAGGGGCGATTTCATTTGCAAAATGGCGTAGTGCAAATTCAAAAAATCCGTCTTTTAACATATTTCGAAGCGGCATTAAGAGTTCATAAAGCGGTAAAATTTGCGTGTCTAAATAGCCGTTCATGCCTCCTTGATTGTTCATATCGGAAATAATTCGTCGATATACGGCCCAACCGTCTAATTGTTTTTGTAACGTCTCTTTGTAAATTTCTTCTAAAATTGAAACCTCTACGAAATTATTTACGTGCAAAGTCACGGCGTCGATTTGCGGTTGAGTTAAATTTTCAGAAAATTCTAATTTAATTTCATTACCTTTCGCCGTTAAGCCGCGGTAGATAGTGTCGACTAGCTCATGTCCCCGAAGTTCAGCGTCAAGTTTTCCTAAGTTTTGAATGCCTTTTATAATTGTTAAAATATTCATTATGTCATTCTCCATATTTCCGCGCGGACGTTGTTAACGGTCGTTGTTACGCCGCCAGCTTCGTTTCGCACTCGTAATTCAATCGTGTGTGTTGCGACGGTTCCAAAAGTAATATATCTAAACACTGAACGCGGTAAATTTTGCGTTGCGGTTTCGGAATGTTCCTCTCTCCATTCTGTTCCTTGTAAAACGCCGTCAATATAAAGACCAAAAATAGCGTCACTTGTCGCCGCTGAAATTGTCCAATCCCAAAAAAGACCAATTCTATAGCGCCCCGTTGGTTTACTTGCGGTTGTAAAACTCGCCGCCGCGACGTTCGTTGTCGACGTCGTAGTAAATACCGTCGCGTCTTCAAAGTCTTGAAATTGGTCGCCTAATGCAAGGGCGGGACCGTTTGTAATTGCAGTAATTTGCCCTTGAGCATTTACAGTCATGTTTACAAGCGTTGTCGCCCCATAGGAACCCGCAGTTACGCCGGTTGCGGCAATTGATAACGTTCTATCCGCGGTCAAATCCCCGCCGCCTGTTAGCCCCGTGCCGGTTGCGATATTGCGGTTAAAAAGCGTTGTAATTTGCGCCTGTAGTTTTCCAATAGCAATTAAAATACTATCGGTGGCAACGACCGCGGTCGATGTTGCAAAAGAAATGCCGGTTAAAACAACGCCTAAAACGGCGGTTGCTAAATCGGAAATAGTCGCAGCTAACTGCATTCCCGTATGATTACTTCTATTTCTATTTGCCGTATCACGCGCGTTAAGCTCCGTCGTTGTTTCATAATTCGGATGCGGGTCGGCGGCAACAACGTGGGCCGCGACCGCTGCGGTTGCTGTTCCCGCAGGGTCCGCACCGACTTGCGCCGCGGTTGTATTATGCGGATTCGCGGTGTTTCCAATATGTGAATCAATTTGTGCGTGCGTGTTTGAACCCGCGCCGCTTAAACTTTGGTGCAAAATATTTGCCGGCACTATATCAATATTTAAAACGTTACTAACATCGTCGTAGACGACTGAAACTTTATTCGACGCCGCTTGAATAAAAGTTCCAATAATGTCTTGCACGTCTTCGGCACTTAGACCGGTTGCAAAAGTAAAAATATTTCCGTTTGGAAGTTTCATTCGATATGTTGACCCGACGGCATATAAAAACACCGTGCCCGCGGCGGGCGTATTAGGCGGGTCGCCTGCTAGAATGGGAATTGTAAAGCCGCCTTGAATTAAACTCATATATTAACCTTCCTTTAAAACAAAACTTCCGCCGGTTTGAACTTCAAAACATCCGTTTTGCGTTACTTGAAATTCACCATGAACGGTCATTTGCTGATTTTGCGGAATCGTAATCGCTTCGTCGACCGTGTGATAACTAAAATTTCCGACGCCGACTTTTTGCCAAACACCCGTCAACGCTCCGTTATGTTTCCATATCGTACCATCGCTTTGCGTGTAAACGGTCGGCACGTCCGGCGTCGGAAGTGCTACAAGCGGGGAATCAACCCCGCCCGTATATAAAGGGCCGTCAATAATTTGTAGCCCTTCTTCGACTTCATGAACGCGCGTTAAATCAATCATTAGAATTGAACTTCTTCCCGTTTCGCGTAGACATTCACGCCGCCGACTTCCGAAGACGCTACATTCAAGCGAATAACTTGACCCGCACCTGCGCCGCTTAGTGAAACACTTAAATCAGCGTTAAAATTTGCACCAAGTTTCAGTTTGGAATAAACAGTATCGTCGACGTTTGTCGCATCCGCGGCGGTGTGTCCGTTATGGCCTGCAAAAACTTCGTAATGCTTTTTATTTTGCGGAGCGGATTGTCTTTCAATTGTAACATACCATTTAACCGCGCTTGCTTTATCAACTAAAACAGAGTCAACGACCGCGAGAGTCGTAACCCCCAAAGCCGTTGAACGTCCGCCGTCTTCAATTGCCGACTCCAAAGATTGAAGCGCCTGCTTTACCGTTTGGTTATCGGGAATTGTTTCGCCCGTAAACGTGCCTAAATTGGTTGAACCTTGAGCGACTCCCAAAGTTGTTTGAATGTCTTGCTGATTTCCGTCGAGTTTTTCGATTGCACTGTTAACAGTGTCCGCGCTCGAAACGGTTCCGTTTCGCGAAGAATAACCCGTAGCCATTGAAACGCCGTCGGCAAAAGCGAGATTAAAATCGCCGACTTTGACAATTACGCCGCCGGAATAAACGACAATGGCTTGCTTTTCTTGTGCGTTACCTACGTCCGGTAAATAATGATGAACGATAAAAGCGTCGTCTTCTACAAAAGGTGTTAGCACTTCTTCGACTGTAATGTTCGGGCTTGCGACCGCAGTTACTTTAAAAAGTTTTGGAACGCCATCGGAGTCATAAATAATATGGTCGTTTACAGCAAAATCCGCGGCGGCAAGTGTCGCGCCGTCGTCATCACTGAAAGGGGAAGACGTTAAGTTAATCGTCGAAGGGCTAGAAGGGGCCGCGCCTGTAGTTACTGCGACGATTCTTTCGGGTCTAAACGCCCCGATTTGTACGTTTGAACTTCCGTTTAATTGCCAATCGGAAAGGGCCGCAGCATTTGCGACTTTTTGATAAAGCGTCCCGTTTGTTCGTAAATACATCGACCCAATGGGGGCCGCGTCCTGTTCGCCGGCGTCTCCGCCCGGAGCGCCCGCGCCAAAAAGTAAATCAATAAATTCGGTGTCCGAATTTTCTTTGTAAATTCTAAGTGCTTTTTCTATACCGTGATTAACGCGCATTTATGTCCCCCTCTAAGATGTTTAAAACTTTGCACGCAATAAAATTACGTCTAAATTATATGCTTCGTTATTGATTATGACTAGCTCTGTACTGGACCCGTTTAAAACGGCGTTTACAGCGACGTTTATAATGTCCCCCGACTTGGAGTAGACTTCGTCGATTATCGTCGCTTGTAGCTTATTTATTTTGATTACAAGCGACTTTGTTTTGTTATTCCCATGAAAACTAACTTTATATTCCACGGCGCGGAATTCACTGTTTAAAATAGCGTCCGCGACCTTTGTTTGGCCGGCGTTGACGCTAGTTTGAAAACGATTCCAGACTTGGAATATACTTTCGGCCATTAGGCTTTTACCTTTCCTACTCGTAAATCAGTTTCGTTAACCATGATTAAATCAAATTCTTTTTGGCCTGCGGCTTTTAGGTACGCGTCGCCGGTCGCTTTAAATAGCGTCCACAACTTCGGCGCAATTGTAATGCAGCCTAAAGAACTTGTTCCATTTACGCCGCCACGGTGTACGTTACACCCAAACATTCCCGTATTTTCATAGTTTGGATTTCCGTCGCGCACGACTGTAATCGGTCCGCCTTGTCTAAAAGCAAGGTGCGGAACAGACCCATTATGCATTCCAGGAAAATATTTCGGCCAACGGCCTACTTTTACGTTCGCCATTCCTTTAGACGCGCCAAAACCAAAACCCTTGCGCACGCGCGAGGGGTCGGTATTACCTTGAAACGTATAAAAACTTTCGGGGCGATACCATATTGCGGCGTCGTCATAAATCCCGCGGTCGTTTTGTCCTTTAACGCCCATTGAATCTAAATAATACCCGCGAATACAAACTAGATTTACTTTGGATACGTCGCCCCCATTTGCTTTAATAATTTCTTCAATACGTTGTTTAGAAATACGCGGGCCTACGCCTTCGGATAAAATAAGTTTTGTCTGCGCAACGCCGCCCGTTTCGGGGTTATCGGGAATCGTACCGGGTTCCCCTTTAGACTCCGACGGGAATAATTTTTCAAAAAGTTTAATAATTAATTGTTTAAATGGTTCGAACCAAGACGGTGTTTCGATAACGTCTTGGTCGAATTCCATTTCGCCTTTTTCTTCGATTTTGATTTCTTCTTTAACCAAAACCGGCGTTAGAAAAAGTTCGCGTTCGTCGGTGCGACGGCGTGTTAGCCCTTTTAAAACTTGTCCGCCGGCTTTGTTCCATTTCAAAAATTCGTCCGCGGCGCCGAGATATTCTTTAGCATTCAATTTTTTTAGTAGCGTAGAATCGCCTAAACCTTCCGCCTTGTCGTCGGCGTCAATGTCCGCACCTACATTATAGGCAAAGGAAACAAGCGCGCAAAATTGATTGTCGTTGCATTCAACTTTAATAAGACTTTCAACGCTTTTAACAAAGCCCATAACTTCATGTTCTAAATATGATTGCGCTTGTTCTTTGGTTATCACGTCGCCCATTTGCACGGGCTTTCCGGTAGGGTAACGAATACAACCCCAACCGATAGTTGGAATTCCTACGGGGTCTTTGTAGGCTTTTAAATAGAGGCCTTCAAATTTTTTTATAATTTCATAGGCGGGGTTTAAGTTACGCATTTAGACTTCCTTTATTTTTGTAGTGACATTGCTTTTTCGACAATGCCGTCAAGTTGTTTTATAAAATTATCAATTGATTGCATTTCTTGTTCGCAATCGGGGCCCGCCATAATGCAAGCCTTTAACCATGACTTTTTTATCGCCGTCCATGTTTCCGGCGGAATCATTAACATATACGGACGCATTTCTAACCAAACTTCGGTCGGCAAAATTTTATAATCGTCGCGCAAAGTCCATACTTCGAGGGCTTCGGGTTCGTCGCCGAAGGGAAGTTCGCGGTAAACCGCAACGTCGGGAATATATGTTTTAAGGCTTTGACACCTTAATGCGGACAAACTTGCGAGTAGTATCAATAACAGCTTGCCGAAGTTCCCGCTTCTGTTCTTCCGTAAGTATTTTTTTCTTTGCGCCAATATAAGCGTCATAAATTGCCTTTTTATAATCTTTTTCTTCGAGTTCTACTCTGCGCTCCATGCGCGCAATATCTAAAACTAAAATTCCGTAATCGACTAAAAAGTAAATAAACTTTTCAGCAAAAAAACCAATAACCCAACCGATAGGACCGGAAAACATAAACGCCGCTTTGGGCGCAAGTTTTGTTAAAAGTTTAAGTCCGCTTTTTACAGCGAACTTAACCATGAACAAATTTCTAGTTCTAATCGGTTCGGGTAAACCTAGCATTAGCCGACTTTGTTAATTTTTTCCGCTTCGGCTAGAACATACGCTTTAGCTTGCGGGTAAAAAGGTTTTAACAAATTATCATACGGCGTTGCTGATAAATCGGCGGACTTTTCAAGCCAATCAAAAACCGCGATTACAACCGCTTTTGCAGCTTCTTCCGCGACTTCCGCACCTTGTTCTTTTAGTCCGTCTACGAGACCTTTAAAATCATACGCTTTTTCCATACGCTACCTTCCTTTCAGGTTTTGGTTTAAATTATAAATACGATTGTCGAGTGTTTCGAGTTTCGTCGTTATATCTTTTTTCATTTCTTTTTGGCCGTCGACAATGTCTTGAAATCGCGTTATCGCAAAATCATGGCGAACGTCGACGTATTCAATTATCTGTTTTTTATCAAGTTCAATTTGTGTTTTGAACGTGTCTTCAACGGTTGCAATTTTGGCTTCGAAAACGCCTAAAGCGACAATGCCGGAACCAATGCCCGCACTTGTCGCCGTCTTTACGTTCGCCGAATCAAACACCGTTTGAAAAATTACGGTAAAAATTTTTCCTAGCATCCGTGCCCGCCTTTAATTAAAGTTCTTTTAGAACTAATTGTTTAAATTCTTCGGTCAAAACTGCGTCGGTCGGAAGGTTTTCTATTTCTTCCTTTACCGCATCTAGCGACCCTACGTGCGCAAGGATAATCAAGTCTTGCATAGCCTTTACATACGCTTTTCGTTGCGCAGTCGTGAGCTTTTTAGACTTAATAACACCCGCTACAAGAGCAATGATTCGTCGGCCTTTTTCCATGTCGACGTAGCCTTGGTCGGTTTTGCTATCCAAACTTTGTTTTTCTTGCTTCGCTGCGATTTTGTCTTCGTCGTTTACAAAGCCGTCTTTTTTATGAAAGCCGTCTTGTTTCGCGCAATAAACTTCCGTGTAGTTTTCGTTAATGACTGCAAAGTCGCCGGCGTCGCAAGTTTGGTCTTGGAGTTTGGTTTTGCAATCCGCTTGGTCGGCGCAAGAAATGAGTTTGTCTTTAATAAACTTCGGGCGAAGCGTGTCGTCAACTTCGACGGTTTTTACTTCGTCAAGTTTAACGCCCGTAATGTCTTCGCACGGGCCTAATTGTTCGCACTCCGATTTCTCCGCAAAAACTTTTTTTATGTCTTGCGCTTTTATTTCTGAAAGCGGCGCCCAATTGCCTGCAAAAGCTAAATGACATCCGTGGCCTAATAAAAACAACCCTAATAATTTTTTCATAAATACCCCTTAGTTTCCTTCACATCTAATAAAAAATCCTACGTCGGTCGCAGTTCCGTTTAATTGTTGATAAACGTTTCCGCCCGTGCCGCTAACCCCGCTCAATGAACACCCGGTATCTGTAGTCGCGCCATTATCGGGGCTACAAATACAAACAGTATTATTTGTAGCAAAAAGGCCGGGGACAAAAGTAAGGCCGGCAATACCTACCGCAGTATCCGCAATAGATTGAATCAACCCATTGTTACGGCTAATAATCGGCGTGCCGCCGGAATAAATTACAAGCGCACTTGCCGACTTAATGCCCGAAGTAGCCGCCGTAACTTTTGAATTTAAAGTATTTTGCAGATCGGTAAACACCGGCGAGGGGAATTGATTGGAAATAGGAATTACCGTTATGTGAAAATCCCTTTCGGCAACGTTCGTAGATTGGTCGGTAATTAAAACGTTACCGGCAATCGTACCACTAATGAATTGTTCGTACATAACCCGTAAAGTTTTTTTGCCCGCAGTCGCAAATTTTAAAACCCCGCACACAGTATGCGGAAACCCGTTCGCAACCGAAGCCGCCGTAGAAATTTCCGACGAAACTTTTTGATTTGCGGATTGCAAAACCGTTTGGTTACTATTGCCAGTTTCGACCAATACAAAACCCGCCGAAACCGTCCCGTTATTTACCGTAGCGTTATGGGAAAACTTTGCGCACGCAAAAACATTTCCCGCTTGCGGTAAATCGAAAGTCACTCCAATAGATTCATTTCCGGCGGCGCATGATAGTCCGGTAGACGGGTTAGTCGAAGAACAAGGAATAGTCGCCGGCAAAGACCCCGTATTAACTGTCATAGTTAAAGCGGAACTTGTAATTTCGGTTAAAGTTGAAATCGACGACGCCCCTAAAGACGGGCTTGTCCCTCCAATATTTGCGTCAATAAACCAGCTGCTTGTTTCCATAGTTAAGGCGTTGTTGGCATTTAACGGATAATATTTTACAACCCATTGAACCGTAGCAACCGAACATAAAAACGCTGCGGCGCCTAGTCTACGCGCTTGAATATGAAATGTTTTATTTGTTTGGTTAGTGCTAAAAGAATAAACCGCATGGACGGTGTTTTCGTCGTCTCCTGTTTGTTCCGCATCGGCAACCGCCCTAATCGTTTGTCCGTACATTTGCCCAACGTCGCCTTCGCTAGTCCCGTCGTAAATTCTTGATTGGCAAACATTTGAACCGGACCCTGACGGGTTTTGCAAATTCAAATTATGAATAGCAATGATTTCGTATTTTCCCGCAGGCGCATTAGCTAAAACTATCGAAACATCATTTCCCGAACCCGCTGAAACTTTCCCGTTATAAGTCGCAATAATGGCGGAATTGTAAACCATGTTTACAAAACTCGCGGACGTAGTCTGCGCCGGAGTAGAAGTCGGCGACATAACCGCTTGACCGAAAACTTCCGCTTGCGAAACTTGTAAACCGTTTAGACCGTAACCAATGAAAGCATTATCCAATTTTAAAGCCGCGCTTGCTGCGGTTGAAGTAATTCTAATTTTAAATTGAGTAGCCGCGTCGCACTCAAACAATGGCAATTGCGCTTGTATCGATTGCGTTGCCGTTGTTACTACTAAATCAACCGGCCCCGCGATTAACGCGTTAGTTTGGTCTAAAACGCGAACATTTAATTGCCCCGCAGTACCTTGCCAATTGTATTCAAAGGTTGCGCTACAAGTGCGTCCGCCTGCGCCTAGTTGTTTTGTAATTAAAGACGAATCGAGTGTTTGACCCGTTGCACTTGCCGTAAATAAACCCGATTGCGCGCCCGCAATTGGCGTAGAAGACGACGCAATAAAAGTTCCGCCGACGTTTGTCCAACCGGTTGCGCCTGCTTCAAAATCACCGTTTAAGTCTTGAAGGTAATTCACGCCGCTTGCGCCGCCCGAACCGCTTCCGATTGCTTTGTAGTTTGTTCCGTCGTTTGTAAATTCTAGTTTTGTCGACGACGTATTCAAACGCACCGAAGGCGGCGTCGCTGTTCCGTTATCAAAAACCAATTCTTTATTTGCACCGGACGTCGGATTACCGACTTTCAATTTATCGTCTGTAATTTTCGCGCCCATTGCTAGCCCGCTGAAAATTAACAGCGCGGTAACAAGTGCCGTTCTTTTCATGTTGAATTTCATAGCTGCTTCCCCTTTTAGTTTTTAATTAATTTTATGTCGGTTATTAAACATTGTCCCGCATAACTACCGCCGGTCAAGTTACTACTTGTATATTGCAGTTTAAAGTTATTTCCCGAAACCAAAGTTATAATAAAATCAACGTCGGCGTCGTCATGCAATGAAGTTACGACAACCGGTGTCCATGCTGCGGTAATGGAATTATAAGTACAAACAGCGCGGCCCGTTTCGACAACGTTCCCGCTAACTGTAGAGCGTTCAATTGTAAATAAAAACTCAAACGCTTTAACTTCTGTTCGGTTTATAATCGGAAAATTTGTTACATCGGCGGCAATCGTTTGATTGTTCGCAATCGCTTGCGTTACTTTTACGCCGCCGCGTTTTATCAATTCAATTATGCCCGCAAATAATTGGTCGCGCGTGTCCGTAGCCGATGTTAAAAGCGTTTGACCCGATTCTAAAACTACTTTTACGACTTCTTCTTGAAGTGCGTTCATTATCGCCGCGCTAACTATAGTCGCGGGAATGCTTAACGCTGCGTTGCCTTCCGTAAAAAGGTTGCTAGCGTTTCCGTTGCTGTCAATTCTATGCATGATTCCCCCTCAAAATTTTATTATGTCACCATTCTATTCATACGAAAACAAGACCGTCGTATGCGCCGGTTTATATTTTTCTATGACGCATTCCAATGTAGTATTTTCGACCAAAACAAGCCGTTCGCCGACGGTCGATTGCCCGACTCTAAAATAACGTACAAAGTCTTCAATCGGTGCCTTGATTCTAAAAGCAAAAGCCCAACCCGCGGGGCCGGTCGTTCCGTTTGGAAGTGTTGAGTTTGTCAACGCTTCCCCTACGCGCGAAATACCTACGCGAAAATCGCGGAAATTTTCAACGTCTAAAACGTCTATGTCGTAGCCTAATTGCTGCGCAATCAACCGGTAGAAGCCGTCATTTTGTCCGCCGCCGGTTGTTAATTTTTGTAGCACGCGCACGCGACGTTCAAAAATACTAGGGTCGCCGGGCGGGGAACATTCGTCGGGAATATTTAAAAGACGTTCCCAATTTTCTAACATTTCAAACGTGGTATTGGGGTCCATTTCGTCTAAAAATTTATGGCCGCGTTCTTCAATTCGACACGGTTCTTCGGCGATTGAATTTACTAAAGCGTCAATAATCGACGGGCGCGATTGAAACCACGCAAAACCGCGCGGAAAATGCTTCTGTAAAAAATCAACATAGTTCTGCTTTACGGTAGCGTTGCCCATGTAATTGTCCCTAATGTTATAAGTTGACCGGTAGCGGGCGTAATGTCCGCCGGCGCGACCGCATTGATTAAAGTTATTAAATGGTCTTCTTCCCCGATTGCGATTGATATAGCCTCATTTAAACGCGACAAAAGAATTTTCCCGTCAAACAATTCGCCCGGTGCTTTGTACGCGCCGGCAAGTGACGCTTCCCTAAAAATCAAGTCGCGTAATTCTTGCGTAATTGCGTTTTGCGTTGCCGTGTTGTTTGGCTTAATTGAAATCGACATATTAAGCGGTAAAAGCGTTGGGCCGACTACCGTCACGTTCGCCGTGACTGGACGACGTTCGTCGATATAATCAAAAACTTCCGTAATTTTTGCAGGCGTTGGAGTAATCGGATTTTCGTCATCGGTTACAATGTAAACGACAACCGTGCCCGGTCCTAATGCCTGCGGGCCAACCCATGCGCGCGTAATGCCGGCGACTTCCCTTGCCCATTGAATATAATCGGTCGCAGCGCCGCCCGACGGCGGGTTTTGAATTCGATCTAAAAGACGCGCACGTAATGAGTCGTCGCCTTCGGTGTCTTCGGGTTCAATAATAATAACCGTAACCGTCGCTTGCGAAGTTAACCCCGCAATTGGGGAAACAATTGTTAGAACGTCACTCACGTTTACTTCCCCATTTGCGCCCGCGATAACTGCGGTCATATTCACGGGCGTCGGGCTTCCGGTTAAAGTAACCGCGGCATCGGTTGTATATTCTACGCCGTCACTTCTTCGAAAAATTGTTCCTACCGGAACGTTAACGCCGGCGGTGCCGGTTAAGTTCATAGTGAATTGCGAAAACGTTGCGGCCTTCCGAACAACGCCCCATATACCCGCCCAACGCTCTAAATATTCGTCGGTTGCCGTATCGGGAAACGCTTGTTTTTCAATGAACGCAAGGAACCCAAACAATACGTGCGCAAGTCCCGCTAGTACGCGCGAAAGGACACCCAAAAATGAGCGGCGCAAAACCGTTACAAGGCCCAATCCGCTTTTAAAATCGTTTTCAATTCGAGTAATTAATTCTTGTAATGTCGGTCGTGTAAATGCCATTTTATGCCGCCTTCAATTGCTGTTTATCCCAAACAAGGGCGAAGCGCGAACTTCGTCCTAATGGTTTTTCTATAACTATGGTTCCGACTAAATAAAAACTTTCGTCATAAACCGCCGTCACTTTTACCGCCGATGCTACGCCGTCTTCAACTAACCATTGTAACGCTTCTTTACAATAGTCTTCAAAGAGTCGTAGCGTTGCCGTCGTGCGTTTGGCCCTTCGTAGTAGCCAAAGGCGCGACCCGATTTTGTCTTGGTCTACTTCGGGGAACATATCGCCCCACCAACCCATTTTATCTTTTTGACCTTTCGGTAGTTCTTCGTCCGTAACTCTGCGGTCTGTAAATAGCGAAATAGATACCGCCGTTTCAAGCGTATCGTCTAAAACTAAATCGCCGTTTTCTAACTTCAAGTCGTAACAATTATTTACAATAAATAAACCAACGTCACTCATAAAAACCCCTTTAAACCGGATTGTTCGTAGGTCCGGTGTTCGGCGTTCCCGCCGGATGCGTATGCGCATTATACGCGCTTCTAAGCGCAGCAACGGAACCCGTAGGGTCGGCAACGACGCCCCCTAAAATTGTTCCCGTTGAAGACACGCCGCCCGGTGCCGTTACCGGTCCCGTCAACGTAGAAGCGCCCGTCACGGCAAGCGTCGATTGCATTGTAACTGCGCCCGTCACTTCAAGCGTTCCTAAAATTTTAACGTTGCCGGTAAATTCCGCGTCGGGCGCATCGACTTTCACTTTCGTCGCCGTTTTAATTTCTACTTGTCCGTTCTTTTTTAAATGAATATAGGTTCCGTCGTCCGTGTAAATGGCGCTCTCGCCTTCGGCTAAATTTTTAAAACGAACCGTGCGGTTTTCGGTTGCAATAATCGCAAGGTTTTCACGGTTGCCGCCTAATGCAACGACAATACATTCGGAATTTTTAGGCGCGCGGGAAGCAAAACCAAAATGACCTAAATGCGGTACTTTTTCCATTGTCTCGCCGGCGAGTACCGACGTTTGAATTTCTTGAATAGGTTTTGCGTCGTCGGTTGATTTAATAATCCCGCGGCCAATCATTAACAAAATTCTTTGTTTCATAGGATGCGTAGCGCGCTGAAAAAATGAAATAATGTCGTTAGCCTTCACGGTTAAACCCTTCTTTTAGCCAACCTACGGCGCCTTCTTTTTTCTGTTCTGGTTTAAAATCAAAAGCGGACACCGGACATAAAGTCAAAACACTACGAGTGCCGGCCCCTTTTTGAAACGCAATTTTTTTAATCATTAAATCGCGGCGAACTCCAAGGAAGCCAATATCGCAAGCGACTATCTGGTTAACATCCCAAAGAGTGCCGTCGGCTTGGAAGAACCCTTGCACTTCAACTTCTACATTAATGGAACGCGCACGACGCACGCTTGCTTCATAGCTTGCCCGGTTGGCACTTGTTCCGTCGTCGCTTGTTCCTTCCGGTACAATAACAAACGGTCTAAAACGACTAACGCCCGCGTCTTTGGCGCTTCCGGTTGCGGCGGTACTTTGCCCAACGTCGCCCAAAAACGAAAGGTTTTGCCCTTTAACGGTGTACTCGGAAAAACGGTCCGTGTAGTCATAGGACGCATTGCCTGTTTGTACGTTAACGCCTTGACGTAATTCAGTCTTCGAACGCTTCCCGCCCGCGCGCGTGAAAATTAAATTTCCTTCGGCGTCGGGATAAATAATAAGTTTTCTTTGACGGGCAAGACGGTCGATTAATGCGAACACGGTTTCGCCTTGCTGTATTGTAATTTTATCAAACGGGGCGCCGGCATTGACAAAGAAAAGCGGGCGCACTCGAAACGGCGGAAAAAGTTTTTCGGCAATTTCTTTTAACGTCAAGCCACTATATTCATTTGCGCCGGTTACGGAACAATCCACTAAATCGCAAGTTCGGGACCGGCCCGAAATAACAAAACGCCGACTATTACTAGCCATAGATAAATCAAGTTTTTCGACGTAGCCCGTGCATAAACTTTTTTTCCCTACGTGTAAATGAATTGCGTCGCCGGCTTGAACAAATAAATTTTTTCGCTGTTCACGGGATTGATCTACAAGCTGCAAAGAAAATTCGCTAGCGGCGGAATTAATTTCTTTTGTAAAAGAAAAGTCTTCCCAACCTTCGACGACTTTACCGTTAACAAACAACGTAACCGCGTCGGGTATTTTCTGCGTCTTTTCATATAAATTAGGCGCCTGTTCCGACATCTATTACTTCCAATTGGCTTCCGCCGACAATAAAACCTGGATGCGGAATATTATTCCGTAAAACTAAATCAGGTTCGACGTTAGGGTTTTCAAATAAATCATACGCTAAAATTAAACTTGAAGTTGTATTTTCGGGAACGATTGTTTGAACGTTTGGAAGGTCCGAATCGACGTCGGGTAGAAGGCGCGTAACTTGCGCGTTTAAATCTTTTAAAGATTGAAATACGTCGTCGTCTTTTGTAATAAACAATTCGTTTTCTATAAGGTCACGCACTTGCGCGCGGGCGTTTGTCGCTTCGTTAATGGATTCATATTCGATCTCGGTTGTCACCGCTGCGGAACTAGCAATAACCGTTTGGCGAATAAACTGATTAAATACGTCGCGGTTTTCAATTTCTTTTAATCGCGTCGGAGTGCTAACCAAAATCGGTTCGTCGGTTTCTCCAAAGTTAAAAAACGCGGAATAGGCTTGGAACTTCCCGCGCGAAACTCCGACCGCGTCTTCAAGAAGCGAAAGGGAATCCCGCAGGCGTTGACTTAATACACTTGGAGATTGCAGCAAAGTATCAGTTTCCGCCCGCAGGTTCCGAATATTAAAAGCTAAATTTGCAATTTCGTCCGCGTTTGTACGAACGTCTTTAGTCGCTTCAGCAAAACGGTCGGCGAATTCCGCAACCTTTTTGCGCGCACTATCAACCGCAAAACCCGGAAGTTTTGAAACGGAAAAGATACGATCAAAAGCTGATTTCGAAGTCTCTTTTACAACTTCGGATTTTTCGACAACGGCGGCGCCTTTGTCGTCGATAACAGTCGGAAAACGATTGTCACCGGCTTCGTAAAATTGAAAACTAATTTTGGCGATACCGCCTTCGCGCGTGTCTTCGTCTATAGACACCGCACTACATTGAACTTGTAACGTGCCAAAATACGGATGTATTAACTCGCCGGGTCCGAATTTTTCAGACGCTTCAATCAATAGGCGTTTTGTTTCAAAATAATCGTCACCTAAAATATGCCCTTCGACTTTAAACGAGCGGCCAACGCGCCCCATATCTTCGGCAAAAGGCAAGTCGCGGTCGGGAAATTCATGCAATGTGACTCGGCGACCGGTTGTAAATTGCGAAATATCAACGAAAAAATTGACCCCTCTAAAACTAGCTTGTCGTAATTGGTCACGCCATGCCATTAAAAAGCCCCCGCAAGTCCGCGATTGATTGCTAAAAATCCGTTTTCTTGTTCACTAACTATTTTTGTATTTTCCGGCGCGCGTACAAATAAATCAACACGGGCATTATTTGTTTGCTGAACAAAGTCCCGATTCGCGCGCGTACCTACTTCAAGCCCGCCGGCGGCTTCTGTTTGTAGAAGCGGACTGTTTTCTAGTTTTGGCCCGTTTACATTAACGCTTGCGTCGCCCCCCATGCCAAAAAACTTTTTAACGGCGTTATATGCACCGGTAATTTTTCCGACAACTTCCGCGATACGATTTACAACTAAATCCATAGCGCCGACAAAATCACCTTGAAAAAGTTTAACTACGGCTTGCATTAAAACCTTCCAATTGTTCCATGCAAATTGAACCCATTGCCATAGAATGACAATTGCCGCGACAACGATTGCGACTTTAGCCGCAATAATTAAAAGCGAAACAATAAGCGGCGCAATTGACGCTTGAAAAATTACCATGCCGGCCGACATTAAAGGAAGCATTGTTAAAAAAGTTCCAAACGCAACAAGTAACGGGCCGACAACCGCAAGTAAAAGCGTAAATCCGATAATGACTTTTGCAATCGTTGGATTGTTTCGTAAAAAATCAAGGCCCGAACGAACAACGTCAAAAAAAGCGACGATTGTAGGTTTTAGTTTTTCACCTAAGTCGATAGCCATATCGTTAATGTCGTTTTTAAATAATTGAAATTGGTTCGCTAAACTTTTGCTTGCCGAATTAAATTCTTTGTTTAGTGCCGTGTTTTCTTTAAACCCTCGACTTGCTGTTTGAAGTTTTTCGTCAAGAAGCCCTACATTTTTAGCAAGCGTCCCCATAACTTGAATGTCCCGGACGCCCGACATACCGAAAAAATCGAGGGCTTTAGTCACGTCGCCGCCTGATTTTTCTACGGCATGAAGCCCTTGCGCAAATTCTCTCAAAACTCCGACGGCATCTTTTTTAAAGCGGTCTTTTAAATCGCTTGCTGCAATACCTGTTAGTTTTGACAACACTTGCATTTTTTGACCGCCGGTTCCTATGGCGTCGTTAAGCGCGCCCATTGCCCTTTGCACGGAACTTGAACCCGCTTCCGCTTCTATACCTACCGACTTGAGTGTCGTCGCTATGCCCAAAGCCTGCGTGCTACTAACGTTAAATACAGAAGTCGCGGCACCTAAACGAAGTGAAAAACTTAAAATTTCCGCTTCGGTTGCCGCCGACGTGTTACCTAATTCGACAAGTGCCGACGCAAAACGGTCGACGTCTCCGATTGAACCGCCGGTAACTTGAATAAAACGGGCTAAATCGCTGGCCCCTTCTTCACCTACAATATTAGAAGCGCGGGATAATTTTGCAAGAGTTTCGGAAAACTTTACGACGTCGTTACTTTTTACACCTAACTGCGCCGCTGTTTGTCCTAATTGCAAAAGTTCTTCAACCGATACCGGAATCGTTTTCGAAAGGGCGCGAAATTGGTCGCCCATTGCGCGAAGTGCTGCGCCTTCCGTGTTCGTTGTTTTCCCTACGCCAATCAAAGCCGTCTCGTAATCGGCAAAGGCTTTGACTGAAAGGCCCGCCGCGGCCAACGTTGGAAGCGTAACATATTTTGTTAATGCGCCCCCGACGTCCTTAAACTTGTTTCCGATTGCGGAATATTTGTCTTGTAAATCTTTGGTCGCTAGATTGTAGTTTTGCAAAGCCTTCGCGGCCTTGTCTACCGCGCGCGATAAAACGGGAATGTTCGAAGCAACTTGACGGATTTTTGCCGACGTTTTATCTAACGCCTGCAATTTAATAAAAGCCGTAGTGCCTTCCATTCCCATTTTATTTTTTTCCTTCCGCAAGTTTTTTTTCTACTGCTTCAACTTGCTTTTTCATTTGTTCGAACCAGAATTCTAATTCGTCCAAGTCAAAATTTAATAGTTCGGTTGCGCTAAAACGGAAATAACGGGCAAGACTTCCGACGACGTCTTGCCAATCCGTCGGCCAACCTATAGTAACTCCCCCACGGCCTCCACTACCGACAAAACATCTTTTGCGCTCATTTCTTGAAATGCTGCAAAAGGTACGTCGCTAATTTTAGAAGCTAAAATTAAAAGGTCTTTTGTCGTAGGGTTGTTTGGCATTAACATTAAATGCTTCCCGCGCGGGGCATTCAAAACAACTTCTTTAATGTAACCTTCGTCGCCCCATTCAATCGGTTCGACAAGTCTTACCTTTTTTGTTTTCGGTCCCTTTTTTGGTTTTTCGTTCTCTACTTTTTCCATGCTGCAACCTCTCTTTTAGACTGCGGGGTTTCCCCCGCAGCATAGTTTTTTGATTAACGAATTTCTTCCGCACTTTTGCCGGAAAATTTTGCCGCGATTTCGCCTTCTTCTGTAGTGGCGTTTCCGTCACCCGAAAAGAACGCTTGTCGAAGAACAATAATTTTATTGTTCGCAAGCGACAAAGTTACCGTTGCGTCTTTAAGACTTAGAAGCGTTTTTAAATCTAGGTCTTCGCTATCGGTAATCGCGCCTTCAATCATTGGCTCTTGCGGAAGTTCTTTATAACCATGAACCCCATCGGAACCTAGAACGATGTCGCGTTTTGCAACGCCTAGATTGTACGTCCAGCTACCTTTTGCAAGGTATTGCTGGCCGTTCGCTTTAACTTCAATAATTCCACCAACTCTCATTTAAAACCCCCTATTATAAAAGAAATCCAATTTTTACACCGACAATCATTAATTGATTTACTAAATCAGGCGGCATTAAAACGTCGATACGATTCGGATTAGTTGAACTACGCTCTACGATTAAGTCTTCTTTGAATTGGTCGAAACCTTCGACTAATCCGCGTTCTTCCCAATCGCGGAATTTCGCAATTGTTTCCGCTTTGATGACGTTCGGTGTAACAATCGCTTGCCCTTGCGCAAAACGGGTTCCGTCATTTGCAAGTTTATGGCGCGGATACTTTGAAGTAATTGTCGCTTTGTAATCAAAACGCAAATACGAAAGCGTTAGAAGCGTCGGTAAATCTAAATATGATAAATCGGGGCTTCCAAACGAATTCAATTTGTAAGTTGTAATTTCACGTTCAATCAAAACGTTGTCGCCGGCGTCGACCATGAAAGTAGAAATTCCGTTATTTAACAAAATGTCTTTTTCCAAAAGCGTGAAGCGGCTTGTTTGTTTCGGCGCCAAAATGCCCGAAAGTTTCAACGTTTGAAATGGTCTTGCGGGGTCAATCGAAGCACTTGCCGCAATTTGTCCCGCGCGCGCACTCGCCCATTGCCAAGGTGAATTAGGTCCGCTAACCGCACCAATATCTGTAAATTGCGAATTACGCGTATTGCCCAAAGTAACAAGCGCCGAATGCGACGCACGTTTTCCGTAAATGCAATAACCGTCGTTAGCTTCAAGCGGCCCAAAACGGCCCGTCAATTCCGTCTCAATTTTTCCGAACGTGGCACTATCGACATACGGGGACACCATTAAAATATATTGCACGTCGCCCAATACCGGCCAAACAGTGTCAACGTCGGGATTTCCCGCGCCGCCGGTCATTGCAGTTACCGCAACCGTTAGGCCCGCGGGAACAACTTCACCGGAAAAATACGAAACCGTAATATCAATTTCGTTTCCGAATTCGCCTTTGTTTTTTGCTGTTAAATCAACTTCAAAATTGTTAGTCCCGTTTACGACGGCGCTAACTACGCAATCGGTATTCGCTTGAATTGCCGCGGCTAAAGCCGTTGCAAGCGACGCCGGCGTCGAAGCCGTGCTAACTGCGACTTGAATACGAAGACCACCGATCATGATTGAAACAATTCCCGCCGCTGTAGGTGTACCCGTAAAAGTAATTTTACCGGTTGCCGCAACGCCTGCGACTAAATCGTCAAGAGCTACGCACCAAAGCGGAGTCGATTTATTATTTTGCAAAAACTTAACGGCCATGTCCGCAAGTAAAGAACCTGCACCAAAATATGTTTTAGCTTGCGTTTCACTTGTTACAAGTTCCGGTTGTAGCGCCGGAATTGTACCCGCCGTTCTACGGTTTCCGATTAACAACACTTTATAGGGTTGCAAAACCCCGCCTTGATTGGCGTTTGAATTATCAAACTCGGCATAAAATAGCGGGACTCGAATTCCCGCCGGAATCTGGTTAAAAGAAATAGTCATTATTTACCCCCGCTTTCTTTTTTAAAACTTTTGTGTTCAATTTTTTCTGTTTTCTTTTCTTCTTTTTGTTCGCAAAGTGTAACATCCCCGCACGCAAGACGACGATTCCAATAAGTCGAACTAACGACAAGTTCGCCGTCTTCTGAAATCGCACGTTTTGTCACCGGGTCGATTACTGTTTGGCCTTTTTTCGGAACTACTTTTATTTGCATCGAACCCCCTCTAATATTCTACTTTGTCGTTAGCATCGACTTGAATGTCGGTCGGGCTTAACGGCCCTTGGTGTCCGACTTTCCATTTCGTATCAATGACTTTTAAATCGTCAAGACAAGCGGCGCCTTCTAAAATTGCGTCTCTAAAATACTCGACGTTATAAGTTAAAATTAATGAACCGAAAGGACTTTCCCCGTCGGCTTGCGCTTGATAATTTGCGCCTGTTAACTCTAAAAAGTTAACTTCTTTTAAACCTAACCGTTCGTCTTTTTCCATTAGGTCTTCGACGGTTTCCGCTAACACTTCAAGTCTGCGGTCTAAATCGTCGTCGGTGTTTCCGGTATCAATGCACTCGATGTTTACTGTCAAATTACGGCGATAGTTTTTAGGGGCTTGATTAAAACGTCGAACGTCTTCGTCAATCGAATAGATTAACAAAATTGGGAGCGCGTTCGGTTCGTCCGTTTTTGTCGGAACCGTTCGGCCTATATAAACACGGTTTTTTGCTTCCGTGTTATTTAACAAAAGGTCACGCACGGCCGTCTTAATTCGACGTTTAACGTACCTTTGTGTCTGCAATTCGATCATTTATGTCAACCCTATGTAGTCGTAGTTTTGCGCCGCCTTGACCGTCTTCAATTTTATCGACAATTCGATACTTGATTCCGCGGACTTCGCAAAGATCATTCGTCATAATTTCAAAGGAAAAATCGTTTAAGTTGATTCCTAATTCCGGTTGATTTACCGACAACACTTGTTCCGTATCCAAGTCGAGGGCTTGACCTTCATTATTAAACACGGCGCGCCCGGTATGCACGCCGCCTACAGTGTTACGGGGAAAAAATTTTACGTCTTCCCCGAACACTTGCATAGAATGGTTTAAAATGTTGTCAACACGTTGTCGGAAATCCATTCTACTTCGCTATTAGCATCCGCCCAATGGCAATAATACTTGTACCGAAGTTTCGCCCGCCGCTGCGCCTTTAAAAGCCCAACCCGCTGCGAAGTCCCCGCCCGTAGCTACGATTTCTTTTGTAGAAGTTTCGTATTGAACCGCTACGCCAATTGCTAAAACAAGCGCGCTTGCTTTAGGGAACGAATAAACTCCGAGGAGTGAATATTCGCCGCTTTGGTTCGCTTCGTATTTGCCACAAGCTACGCCGACAAGGGCGCCAATTTGAATCATTTCGCCGCTTTCAACCGCTGCGGTGTGAGCGTATGTAATATATTTTCCGTCTTTTACTGCGTTTTTCATAGTCGTTACCTCATGTTGTAAATTGTTTTTGTTATGCGGGCTTAACGCCCGCACTTGCTAATTTTCTACTAATTAACCGTTACGGATTGCCGCGCGTGGGTCAATCAACTTCATTCCAAAATGGTGACGCACTTTAATTTCCATTCCGTCAACACTCCAAGGCTCGTGAATAAAAGTTTCTGGACCTTTACCTTGCAATGAAGCCATTTCACCCATTGGCAATTGGCCTTTATCGGCGCAAGTGTACCAACGTGAAGTAGAAGAAGCGTCAAGGCGTGGCTCTACAAGAAGTTTCAACTTGTTATAGAACGGATTCGTATTTCCGGGAGTTTCGGCAAGAATATTTTGCGAAACAAATTGTTCGCCGATGGTCTCGAGTTCCGCCGGAACTACAAGCCATGACATATTTAGGTTAATCAACTCGCCGTCAAGGTCACGCATTAGGCGCATAGCTTTTCTATGTTGACCCAAAGACCCTACCGCAATCGCGCCCGCGCTAATAACGTTGTTATGAGCGGCACTAAAGAACGGTTGTCCGTCGGAAAGGTTGCCGTTAGCAATAATAAGCGACCAAAAAATTTCATTTTCTTTTTCTTTTGCACGACGGCCCATTTCACTCGGAATAATGGAAAGCGCATCCATGTCGTCGTTAACAATCATTTCGTACGTTTTACCGATACGAAGACCGTATTTTTTAACAACATACTTTTCGCCGTTTTCAACTAAAGAAGTTTTTTCATATTCACCGTGTTCGTTTACTTCTTTAAGCGTTCCGCCTTTTGATAACATAATGCTAGTGATTTCTTTAAAATCTTTTGCAGTACGCACGCGAACAAACGGCATAAACGTTGACGGAGCGGAATCGTAACCTTCGCGCAAAGATTTATTTGCTGTATTAGCAAAAATCAAAGGGAAGTCCGAAGTGTGGTGAAGGGCGCGACCTACTAGGTCCGTAATATTCATGTCGTGCGCTTCGCTAACGCCCGATAATGCTAAATATTTACGAATCATTTGCTGTAAAGAACCTTGCATAAATGGGTTAGCGCCTTCAACTTTATGTTGTTCCGGTTTTGTTTGGGCCAAAACTGCGCGTTGGAATGCGTCTTGTCTCTCTTTTTGTGGTGTACTCATGTTGTTTACCTCTACGTTGTAATTGTTAATTTTTGAACCTGTTCGTTTTTCCAATTCTTTAAAAATTTCTTTTCGGGCGTCTTCGACTGTTAATTTTTCAGTCAAAAGTTTATCCGCAAATTCGTCCGTTAGGCTAGCGACTTTTACAAGTCTACGAATTTCGAGACTATCGTCCATTGCCTGTTTACGAATTGCTTCCGCATCCGGTGTTTGTACTTCGCCGCTTCTTGTTTCCGCTTCACCGGGTTGCGCAGCGGGAACAACTTCCGCAGCGGGCGGTGCTACTTGTTCCGTTACCGGAGCGGGCGCCGCTTCCGGTTGAACAGTAGGCGCGGGAACTTCTTCTTGTCTAAGATCAACCGCTGCGGGTTGATTTTCAACGTCCATAGTTACCCCCTCTTTTTCTTCTTGTACTACTTCGCATTCCATAGTTTCGGTTTTAGCATTACGGGCTTGCGCCGCCGCATCCGCGGGAATCCCTACAAAAGATAATTCCATAGGAAGCCAATCGACGGCTCTAAGGACGGGCGCGCCTTCGACTTTTTCCTTTAGTTCTTCGTAGCGATTAACTCTATAACCTACGCTAATGTTGCGAATAATTCCGTTTTTAATGTCTTCGACGATGCCTTTAACTTCGTCCCGACTCGACAAGCGAACCGTCGCAATGCCGACGCCATCTTTTATTTTTGCGTCTTCTACAACCCCGATTACGTCGCGTAAATCGTAGTTGTTATGATTATTCAAAAGCGGCGCGCCGCTGTTTAAGCGGTCTAAATTTACGTGCGCTTTTTTTACTGAAAGTTCTTCGTAATATTCCCCGTCAAAATAGGAATATCTTTTCACGCGCGCGCCGGTAGTCCATACGACTTCAACCGTATTTCTTACAGCGTCAAACGTGCTAGGCTTAAAGCCCCCGCGGATTTCCATATTGCCGGGACTAACTTTAATTTTCTTCTGCATTTTCGCCCCCGTTTTGGTCAATTAATTGTCCTGAATCGTCTTTAATTCGGGCGTCGCTATCTAAAGTTAGCCCTAATTTATCGAGTAATTCCATGTCTTTTTTGTATTGTTCTAAATGTTCGACGGGGTCTTTGCCATAACTCATAATGGCCTCACTTAATGTTTCAAAACCCGCCTTGACCGATTTAATTTTCGCCGGAACTTCTTTAGTCGGGTCAATCATTTCCCGACGAGGCGGCGTGTGAATCGCTTTTATGCCGTCAATTTTTAAACCGTTAATGCTTTGAACCCGTAAAAAATCCGCGGCGACAACATCTAAAAACTGCGGAATAATAATATTGTTCCGCCATACTTCAATATTGCGTTGGAAATCTAACCAACCCATGCGCGCGCTAGAAAAATTTACGTTTGATAAATCACCCGTCAAAACTTCATAGGTCACACCATAACCCGCCGCAATGGAATGTAAAACCGCAGTCGTATATTCTTTATAATTTGTTAACGTTGGCGGATTTCCAAACTCAACGGTTTTGCCCGGCGGTAGTTCTTCAATAATTCCGGGTTCAAACCTCCCCGCTAAATCGCTCCCGCAGTCGTCATCTTGGTCAAAAGAATCGGCGCCAATATCTCGAATGAAAGCAACGAAGCACGCCGCAATTTTTTGACGAACTAGCTGCGCGTCTTGATAATCGTCAAAATCTTTTAAACGAACAATAATCGACGCGCACCACGGAACGCCCCGCATTTGTCCGGGACGGTCGGCGCGAAAAACGTGCATTAAATCGTCGCGCGAAACTCTTTTTGAATCATAACTTTTATTGTATGCCGCAAATTCAGTGCCGCCCGGATGTCGGTCGAATATCCAATACGCAACGACTTTGCCATTTTCGTCTTGTTCTATTCCTTGCTGAATTAAATTTCCGTTTTGCGTTTTAATTTGATCTTTTGTCGTGTCGATAAAATCCGGTTCCAGAATTTGATAACTTAATGGCGCCTTCGGGTCGGAGCTATATTTTTTTAAAATAATAACTTCGCCCGACTCGTTAACTGCGTCCATAACCATACTTTGAAACGCAAAAATGTTTTTTCGACCTTCAAAATCAAACGCCGGCGTATGCGCCCACGCTTTAAAGTCTTGATTTAATTTGTCGATTGGCTTGTCTTGCGCACGAAATTGCGTGCGAATACCCGGCCCAATAACGTTTGAAGTAATAACTTGAACAGCTTTTGCAGCGTAGGGATTGTTTCGGCGAAGGTCGCGCGACCGATTACGAAGCATCGGTAAACTATAAATAGTTTCCGCATTAGCACTTGTACTAGGCGTGTACCAACGCGAAAGGCGCTTCGTTTTTGCAGCGCCTTCGTAACTTCGTTTAGCTTTTTTTTGTCGGAACAATGTTGTAAAATTTAAAGCCATTTATTTAATCACAATCGTTTAAGCCTTTCGAATGAACCGCGACTATACGCGACCCCCCAAAAATACCGGCGTCCCCACATTTTTTTGTTACACCCAACCGCTTTGCCACCATGTCGCGCGCTTTAACAAGGTCTTCCATGCTTCTATATTCGATTTCTTTATCTGAATATTTTACACGCAACGCGCCTTCTACTATTGCTTTTTCCAATGCATAGAGGGCTTCGAAGGTAAATGCTGTTTTATATTCTTTTAAATTGCAAGCCATAAATTATTTACCAGAAATCCGAATCGCGGCGGCGTTTTTGACGTTCGCGCTTGACTTCTGTTCCCCCTGCGTTTGTATTGTCGCGCTTTTCTAATTTTTTTGCAACGGGTTGAATTCGAAACCTATCCCAATCGCTAGTTTTAAACCTATCCATGCCTAGTAAAGACGCGGCGGCGCGGGCATAAACCCTACAATCTAACGCTTCGTTCCGTTCCCGAATTTTAATAAATTCGTAGAAAATTTGTCCTTTCCGATTCTTTTTCAATTGAACCGCTTCCGCAGTCAATTGTTTAAAAAAGTCTTCGGCATACTGCGGAAAATGGCAATAACCGGGCGGGCGCGTGCCTTCGGCGGTAACGGGGTCTTGTTTTAAAAAACTATAAAGTTCCGACTTTACAACCCCAATTCCGACCGACCAAAGTTTTACGCCGCGGCGAATTGTTTTTCCTTCAATCTTTACGTCGACGGCTTTCGGGTGCCCCATAATTTGCAAAAGCGTGTCATTCCCTTTCACCGGAATTACGCGCGAAGGCGGATATTTGCGGCAAAAATTATAAACGTGTTGAGTGTTATAACCAGAATCTATTGCGGTTAATTTAATCGGAAATTCTTGCGCGGCGGGGTTTATGAACGTACGTTCTAAATATTCCCCTAATTTTGTCCATACTTCTTCTTTGCCCGTGTCGCCGGGAATAACAACGTAATCAACCGACCATGATTCTTTATGTTCGCCCCAACCTACAACCTCTAATTCGATACGGTCTTTTTGTACGTCGGCCCCGCAAGTTAAAAAACAAACACCTTCGGGAACAAAGCCCTGCGGATATTCTTCGCGGCGATTATATAGCTTTTGCCATTCGGGGCTTTCACCTTCTTCTTTGTACGTTTCCCCTAATACGGTGTTAAAAAACGTGCGAATTTTTTCCGTCTTCTTTTCTTTTTGTTCGTCGCGTTTTGCTTCTTCATAATCCGCAACGATTTCACTCCAAGAAAACCAACCGACCGGCGAGTAAAGCGAATTAATATGGAAACCTACGACGTCGCTTTCGGCGGTCGCTATCCATTTCCCTTCACGTAACATTTTTGTTTTATACCGTTCTTCGATTCCAACGCCACAACCTTCGCAGTAATAAAGAACGGTGTCCGGCTTGCCTTCGGTCCATTGCAAGTTTTGAAATTTTAAAGTTTGAAAATGATTACAGTGCGGACATGGAACATTATAAAAACGTTTGTCGCTTAACTCGAACTCCGAATCAATTTTTGAACTTCCTTCAAGCGTTGGGGTCGAAACGACAAACGCTTTTCGCCTGCTAAACGTGCGCGAACGGGCCATTACAAGCGAAACGGGGTCGCCTTCCCCGTCGACGTCGATAGGAAATGCGTCGACTTCGTCTAACATTACATATTTTGCCGGCATCGAACGAAGACCGGGTGACGAATTGGCGCCGGTCATGACTAAAGTTCCGCCGGGAAAATCTTTTTGCAGCACTGTATTTGCATTGTCGCGCGACTTTGCAGCACTTATTTTTTCTTTTAATCGGGGACTTTCGTCAATTAATGGCTCAACCCGAAGCCTAGAATTCCGTTTTGCGGTGTCAACCGTGGGTTGCACTATCATTGCAGGCCCCGGTGCATGGTCGATAATGTACCCAATCCAATTATTACCGGCTTCGGTTCCGCCAATTTGCGAAGACTTTTTGAAAACAACTTTTTTCGCCGGATGCGTAACCGAAAGCGTATTCATAATTTCAACTAAATACGGCGTGCGCGCGTTCGCCCATTTACCTGGTTCACTCGACGACTTTTGAGATAAAACCCTATGCTGTTCGGCCCATTGACTCACGGTTAAAATGGGTTCCGGTTTTAAAGCATCTAAAAAGGCTTTATCAATTTTCTTTATTTGCTGTATTTTGTGTGGTGCTAATGTCATCGAAATTCATTCTTTGTAGTTGTTCAAGTGCTGCGTTAATTTCGTCGCGTAAACGATTTTCTACCTCTATTAAGGCTTCGCACGCGAATAATTCCGGCCCTATTTTACCGGGTATATTTAAAAAAACTTCCCTAGTCGACCCTACTAATTTCGTAATTCGTTCTTTTACCATTTCAATATCGACTAGACGCCCACGCATTTCCGCGACTTCTAGTTCTAATTTTTCCGCCCGCATTTCTTCCGTCGACGCTTTGGCTTTTTTAAAACGGTCAAAGTCGTCTTCTTGCATCGGGACTTTTGTCACGGGCGGGTTTTCGTCATTATTAACAGGTTTTTCCACGGTCGCATTCCCGACCGGAAGACCATTTAATAGTTTCGTTGCGTCTTTGCCATAGCTAGCCGCGGCCCTCATGACGGACGCGGGGTTAGCCAATTTCCTAAAGTCTTCGTCGGCAATTTCGGAAATAATAAATTTCTTTTTCCCCTCAACTACAAAAGCGCGTTCGGTAATTGACCCGTTTTTAATTCGGTCTTGCACGGCATTCAAATTAATTCCGCGTTCTTCGGCATAGGCCCGTAAAGTCATTTTCGGCAAAAAGCCCCCCAAGTCATTAGAAAAAGTGCTGCATCTCCAAAAAGTGTCTCATTGCGCGCCCAAAAATGAAACAGCCGCCGCGGTTTAGACCAGACGCAGCATTTTTCATAAACTAGACTTTTGACGCGGGCTGTGCCGCCCGCTTCGTTATAGGATGGAATAGGACCCATTTAAAAACGCATATAAACGATCTGACACTCATATCGAATATACGAGAGATAGGATAAAAATTTTATTTAATATTCTCATTTTGATAGTCCAGTTCTAACCTATTGCAATTGACAATGTCTTATTACTGTACGTCTCACATTTGTTTTATTATGAGTCAATCAATGACCCATACTGATAATGTGAATTAAAATAAAACAATTAGATTAAATTATGACGTCTTAGTGCTGCTTGACTACTATCGAATGTCTTCACTATGTCGGATGTTCTAACTCGCATCTCGTGTTTGAACACTCTTTGAAACATACCTATACCCCGTTGCGTAATGGGAATATGCATTTTCTTCCCAAACACCTGTTCGCCTACAGAGGGTATAGACTGCGTCTTAAAGCGGGCCTGCGCCTTTATACGCTTAAACACCTGTTTACTCTTTACCGTTTGGATGAAGGCCGATTGCAATGTACGTCTACGGCCGGGCACGACTTCAACTTTTAATTTTCTTCGTCTCTTAACGGGAATGCCTTTTTGCGGAATGGGGTTTTTATTACCCCTAACAAATTCGAGCATAGGAATTGGTTTTTTTGAATAGGAAATTACCGCTTCGAGACTTCCAATTGACCCTCCAATAGTAACGACTTTATGTAATTTCATGTGGCGGTTTTTTAAAGTCGATTCCTTCATACGCAATTGCTTTCGAAGGCGGTTTAACGATTCATGGCGCATTGCAATTCCGGCACGCTGCAAAGCACGACGCGCGCTTGCAATGGTTTCGCGCGGCCATTTGTCTAAAAGCCGCTGTAAATCGTCAACTTTATCAAAAATATGAATTTCGACCATAAACCGCCTTTAAAAGCCTTTAGCAGGGCGTCCCCTGCTTTCCCCGCACTTAACGCGTTTATGGCTATTCCGGGCAAATTTGAAGCTATAGCGGCCCGATTTAAAACGCGTCCCTTCCGTGGTTCCCATAGTACGCGTTTTTTATATTGTTCGATAGTCTGGTTTTTAGCAAGCGGCGCGTTTTGGCTTGCTTTTTGGCTAAATGGTCGAGGCGGGGGCTTTTTAGACCCAATTTATAAAAAACCTACATCAAAGGAGTGCATTCACGTTGGAAAGGTTTAGTACAGCGCGCCCCGTTTAAATTTTAAAACGCTTCGCCTATATCCGATAAAATTTTTAAAAAATCATCGAAATACATAGCTACAATAGCCTTTTTATGGTCGCCCTGCGTAATAAGCGCGGGCATTGTACCGTTTAGGTCTTTAACTTCTTCGATACATGACAAAGGCGCATATTTTTTATTTCTTTTACACTGAAACCGAAAAGCGCCGGTATTATCCAAGTCGTACCCTAACGCTTCTTGCGCCTGATTTTCTAAATGCCTTTTACATTCAGGATAAACTGCGCGCAGCTTTTCGGCGCATTCGCGTTCAAACGAATGGCCCCGCGTGCGTTGATAGCGCCCGTGGTTTTTCTTTATGCGGGCTTTTTTATTCCGCATGGATAAAATTAATTTTTCTTCGGCTTTAGTTAATTGAATTGCACTCATAACCAAAACCTAGCCCGCGCGCCTTTAGAATTGCAATTTGAAATATTTATAGCGTGCTGCGTTTTAAAACTGCTTAATTTAATCAGATTCTTTTTGCGTGCTGCGTTTTAAAACTGCTTAATTTAATCAGATTCTTTTTGCGTGCTGCGACTAAAAGCCTTTTATGGCTCAACTGGCTCATGAGCGACATTATAGCGTGCTGCGTTTTAAAAACATAACGCATCTAATAAATTTAACAAAAACTAAACCACATTTTTTGATTAAAAAAGGCTTCAAAAAAGTAGGCTAAAAATAGCCAAAGTCGCAGCGCGCTTTTTTGCCCTTGGAGCAAAATAGCAAAGTTAGCAGGGGTTCTATTCCTTATAGAAAAAAATATGACCATGTTGTAAAACAATACAGACTAACAACATAAATATTTTTTTTCTAAACTTAATAAGAAAAAAGTATGCTTCTGTGCTCCAAATAAATTAAATATATGAAATTATTAAATTAAGTATGCTCCAAAGTATGCTCCAATGCCCGCTAACTTTGCTCCAAAGGCCAAAAAAGTGCTAACTTTGCTCCACTAAATAATTATCGACCGCGCGCATAAAAAATAGACGCATCTAATAAGGATGACATCACTGTAGTATAACGCATAATTTCCATAATTCAGACGCATAATATAAATAAATCGAAAATAATTATTTTCAATTTATTGGAGCATAGTTTGTTTTCAAGTTTAGTCCGCCGAATCGAGTGTTTTGGCTATGTATTTTTCGGGGTCAAAATAGTCCGGTAAATCAATCTTTAACGACTTGCATAAAGACACCATTAACGCATGGGGTTTAATTTCAACTCCGCGGGTTTTTACGCCGTCGATTCGGCGTTGCGCTACGTTGTTAAGTTCTGGCATTAGCGCGGCGCTTCGTTTCCAAAAAGAAATAAAACCTTGGTTACGTTCATATGACCCGACTTCTTTTCGATACATAGTGTAATCATGGTGAAGCATAGGCCGGATTAGAAAATCGCCATTATGGAAAAACGGCTTGTCATCGTCCCCAAAGAAAAAATCAGCCCAATAGTGCCCCAATGTTCCAAACGAAGCAATTTTAGTCGTCCCGCCTTGATTATCAAACACCGGTAAAACGTTCGGGTTAAAATTGGATAAATTAACGTTTTGAAGAAAGTAAAAAATGTTATTGGCTAAATCGCCGTCAAGAAGTGCCGTCCAGATACGCCCGAAATAGTCCGTATTGCCTTTATAGGCGCTTGAAACTTCAAACACTAAGTAACGTCTATTCCCTTGCCCAATGGCTACCGCTTCGTCGTTATTTGACGCAATGATATAGCGCGAAAAGTTTTCTACGGTAAATCGACCGCCAAACTTCTGTTCTACGGTTAAAAACTGCGAACCGGTTAACGCTTTTAAAATCCCGTCTTCAACTTTATCGCCCCGCCACGTCGCTTCGTCGATAAAGGTTAGTATTCGGTAGGCTTGGTCATCGTTGAAGCGTTCTTTGAGCGTTTGGGCCGTCATAATCTTATAAAAAAGCGGTCCTAGAATCTTATTCATGATTCCTTCGACCAAAAGCCCTTTACCGGTCCCTTCGTCCCCAATAAGCACGGGGACAATAGAGCATTTGCGTGCCGGGTTTTGAACCGTGTCGGCAAGGAATTGAATTAACCAAAGCCCTTTGTCTTCGTTACCGCCTGCAATAATATCAACGCAAAGGGTAATAAAATCACTCACGTCGCCTTTTAATGGTGTACATGGAATATCACTCCACATATTGAGTTCGTCGATAGTGCCTCTAGGTTTAAAAACAACACTCGAATAGTTTTGACGGTCTTCGCTTGTTAACCAAACGTTCGCCGCCGGCGCGTATTTAGCGACGTAGCCCTTTGATTGCGTGTAGGTATAGTGTTTGTAATGGTACTTCGCACTTTGAATTAAAAACGCTTCCTTTGACATTATGGAAAGTGATTTTGTTCCGTCGGGGCGCATTTGCGTTTGAACGATTTTCCCTGCGGGATTATGAGTTAAAACCGCGTAGCCCATGTTATTAAAGTCTTTGATAATATGACTTTCATGAACTGAAACCATTTTTTCGCCGTCGCGGAACCAACCGTCATTATCTCTTTTTTCTAGTTCTATGCGCTCAAAGGCGTCGAGTTCGGCGCGTTTAAAAAGGGCTTTGTCTTCTTCAAGGGAAAGGGGCGGTATGATACAACCTAAATCACGCGCAATATGGATAAAACTACCAGGCTTTAAACCTCCGCCCGAGCGAAAGCCGTTCCATTTGTAATCCGCTTTATCAAGGTCGCCGTCGGCGTAGTTAATCCCTTGAGTGATTTCCTTCCATAACTCTAAGCCGTCTTCGTCGGGGAAAACGGAATGAATCGCCATTCCAATAGACACCCATGTATTATAATCGAATTCTTTTTCCTTTAACTGCGTTGCTATTTTTTTAAAGTAATCAACGCCGGTTGTGAATTCCGTCTCTAAGGCTTTAGGCTTTTCGGGTTTTCGTTCAAATATATCTGCAAGCCATTGGGGTAGTTCAATTGGGTCTAAGTCGTTTAACCATTCGTAGCGCCCGCCTTTGGCGTTTTGTGAAGGCGAGACAACTATGTAGTTATTAACGCGCGTGTCGATTCCAATATTGCGTTTGATTTTCCCTTTATAAACCGCGTTCGGTTTTGCTTTAAAAACATAATGAAAACCTCCGCCCGCTGATTTTTGGATAAGGGTTTCAGGTTTTCCGTGCGTTTCAATGAGAGTATTCCAATACTCGACGCCTTGGTTTTTTGTATCAATATCAATAATAAAATGCTTTGAAAGTTTTGGAACAAGTGCCCAATTGCAATTAGGATATTGTCTCGACCATTTCATTAGTTCTTCAATGTCGCGACTTGCGTCTTCGTTGTAATTTTTTATGTAGGTGCGTTTATCCCCACGATAGCAAGGGATTAAATAAAATCCCTTTTTAATGTACCATTCTAATTGCGTTCGCAAGTCGGACAAAGTAACCCCCAAAAGTTTTTATGAAATATGTCGTAGGCGTGCTGCGCTATCTACTTTTTCGCTGTTTATTAAATTCTTTACGTGCGAAGTCTTTATAGATTGTATTGTAATCAATGCCGGTAATTAAATTAATTTTGTAGGCCATTGCGAGACTAGGTGCGTGCGTCTTTTTTCGCCAACCGGTAACACTTGCCGTGGTAGCGCCTAGCATTTTAGCGAACGTGTACGCCCCAACCTTGTCAATATATTGATTCAAATTCATGCACTTATTTCCTTTGAAATTGTTTTTAAGTGTTTTAACGCTACCGCAAATTAAATTATTTTCAATAAAAAGTTTGACTAACGCGACGTTAAACTTTTAGCGTGGGGTAAATCTTTGAGGGGAAGTGCATTCATGTTCAAAAGTATTTATCGTTTTTTTAAGCGGCTTATTTTATGCCCGATCTTTTACATTTTTAAAATCGTCGATTTAATTGGCTTTACCATTTCCGTTATTCTTTTTGTCGTAAATGATTCAATAGAAGCGGTTACGTTTGAAGAAGCGGTAAACAACTACGTTCATAACCTATCAGGCCGTTTAATTTCATGGGCTAGACAATGAGACAAAAAGTAATTTTAATCGAGGGCCTTGCGTCCTATCGTTTAGGTTTTCTTCGAAAAGCATACAAAGATATTTTTGAGGCTAAAGGTTTTGAAGTTGTAAGTTTACCTTATACTGCAAAAGGCCCTTTTATTGCCGACATTGTTATCGGTCATTCATTCGGCGGCGGGAAAATTTTAAGAGACGGAGCAAAGGCACGCGCTGTTATAACACTAGACCCGCGGTATTGGGATTTTTGGAATAACCAAAACCAAACAGCTTTTCAACTTGATATTTCTCACGCTTTAAATTGTTATCAAAAATCAGGTTTACGAGGCTATCCCGTTAACGGCATGAACAATCATTATTTTGGGGGCGTCGGGCATACTCAATTACCTTTAGAATCTGTTCAAATGGTCTTTCATTATTTAAGAAGTATCGGACTTGAGGTTTAATCATGTCTACGTTTCAATTTTTTGTAATGCTATTTTATGTTCATCTTATTTTAGCGGCGACGTATGAAATACGCGATAGGTATATATCATCATGGTTACACGTTATAACAGCGATTGGTTGTTTGATTGTCGCAGTATTTAATTATAAAGGGTAAAATATGACACAAAAAGAAATCGACATGGTTCACGACCATATATTAATTGACCTTATTAAAGACGTTGAAGTCGTTGACATAATTACAGCAAAAACAAAGTCGCCAAAAGCAAGCGACCCTAAATTTATTACGACATTACGATGTAAAACGCTGCGAACAAAAGATCATATCCACGTTAGACAATTTAATAGTTTAAAAATTTTACGCGATTTAAAAAAGTTAGAAAAATACAAACACGTTTTACCAGAAGAAGACCCAAACAAATACAAAGAACGATTCTAAATTATGGTTACTATAGTTGAAAAAATCGCAATGAGTCGGGCTAAAGACCCGCGAGGTGTGATAAACATTTCTTTACCCGCGGGCTTAACGCCCTTTCCGTTTCAGCTTGCGGGCGTGGAATACATGGGGCTACAAACAAACAGCTTCAACGCCGACGACATGGGTCTAGGCAAAACCATTGAAGAAATTCTTTTTATTATCCATAACAACATAAAGACCGCGCTGATAATTTGCCCCGCGGCTTTGACCTATGTTTGGGAAAATCAATTAATAAAATGGTTGGGCTTGTCTGATAACGAATGCAAAGTTTTTGAACCTAAAATGAAGTCTAGGGATTGCCGGTTTTTAATTATGAGCTATGGTCATGCGCACAATTTAAAAGTCGTCGGGGACATTATCGCCGGTTTTAAATACGAGCATTTAATATTAGACGAAGCCCATTTTTTAAAAAACCCTAAAGCAAAACGAACGAAGCATATCCTTGCTAAAAACGGTCTTAGATCGAAGGTGGGGTCAATACACGCTGTTAGCGGGACACCCATTACAGCGCGCCCTATGGATATTTACCCGCTTTTAAAAACGTTAGATCATTCCGCTATTGATAATATGTCGTCGTTTGAGTTCGGGCTTGAATACTGCGCCGGTTGGCAATCACCGTGGGGTTGGGATTTTAAAGGCGCTAGTAACCTTAAAAAACTCGGCACTAAATTGCGTGCAAAGTTTTTACTACGAAGAAAAAAAGAAGCCGTATTAGACCAATTGCCGCCGAAGTTTATTAACATGATTCGTTTTAAACCAGGTAATGAGGGGCGTGCATGGCTTAAAACACTCTCAACATTTAATCCCGATTTAGAACTTAATGCGCCCGATAGTCCTGAATTTACTAAAATGAGTGAAGCGCGCGCGGCTTTAGGGTTAACCAAAATCGATTTTGCAATCGACTACATAAAAACATTAATCGAAGGCGGAGTAAAAAAACTTGTCGTATTTGCGCATCACATACCTGTAGTAACAACGTTGCGCGAAGAACTTGAGCGGATACAAGGGGTAGAAGTTTTAACTATCGTTGGCGGCATGGGCCCAAAAGCAAAATACGACGCGCAAGAAAAATTTCAAAACTCGCTTGCAAGACAAGTAATGCTAGTGTCTATTTCCGCGGGCGGTTACGGGCTAACATTAACCGCAGCGGCGTCGGCGGTCTTTGTAGAATTTCCGTGGAACCCGTCCGACCTAGATCAAGCTATGGATAGACTTTATAGAATCGGGCAAAACAAAGCGGTAACTATTGATTTTTTAGTTTATGGACAAACGCTTGACGAACGGATTTTAGAAGTAAATTTAGCAAAAATAAAAATAATGAAGGAGTTATATGACTAAAACGGAACAGATAAAAACTTTAGAGGCACAATTGGAAGAAGTTAAAAGTTACAACGTGCGTTTACTTGAAACTTTAAAAGTTATCGAAAAACAAAACGGGGATATTTCCAAACATAATTTAAAGTTGAACCAAGAATTAAAAATACAAAAAGCCATTTGTTCGGCTTTTATAGCTGCGTCAGTTTCCGCGCAAGAAGGTTTATAATGGATGTTAAACACCAAGACGCAAGACTGCTTAGGGAAGCATTAAATTTTGTTTTTAAAGGCGCTACAAAAACGCAGCAAAACTACATCAAAAATGTTTTAGCGGAATACGCAATTAGAGTTAGACCGTATTGCGATCATAATGATTCGGTCGAAATGTTTTTACCAGACGACACGCCGGTTAATGCGTGTCTCGACTGCGGCCATAGAACAATTAAAACTCAATAAAGGAAGAACAATGGATAACAATAAATTAGTACAAGGTTTAGAGCATATTAAAATCGGCATCGGCTTTTTACAGGAAGCTATTATCGGCCATAAATTTGAAACCGGCGAAGCCGTTGTCGTGCCCGCGACTAGCGAACCCGAAACTTCGCCAACCGACGCGCCTAAAAAGTCGCGCGGACGCCCGAAGAAAACAGACCATGCCGACGGGGTTGCAAAGATAGTTAGTAACGTGACCAGTGAAACCGTTGCAACCATTGACGAACAAGGCACGGTTACACCTATAGAAGACGTTCCCGAAAAAGCTACATATACGCCCGAAGTAAAACCGGAACCGGTTGCCTCGCCTGCGCCCGTATCCAATGTAACACCGGAACAGCTTAAAGCGGCTTGTATTGAACACGCAGCAAAGAATGGGAAGGAAAACACCTATAAACTTTTAGCGCGTTTTGGCGCGGCTAAAGCAAGCGACGTCGTAGAAACAAAACGTACAGAGTGCTACGCGCTTTTAAAGAAGGAACTATAATCCATGCACTTAATGGCCGATTTTGAAACATTGGGAACCGACCCCGATACCGTTGTTATATCGCTAGGAATAGCGGCGTTTAATCGTAATGGGGTTTTAGATAAAATGCTGTTCGAATTTGATTTCGAAAAACAAACAGCGTTAGGGCGCACTATTGACCCCGATACCCTTGAATGGTGGAAAAAGCAAAGTGCGGAAGCGCAAAAACAACTTGTCGTGTCTGATTTTGCAATTGAGTTCCCTGAATTTTTTAGACTGTTTGAACAATTTATCGACAAAAACTTAGAGCGTCTCGGTGAAACAAGAAAAGATTTAAAAGTATGGGGCAAAGGGGCCGACTTTGACGTCGTTGTTTTAACGGATATTTACCGTCGCCATAATCCGCAAGGGAAAAAAGCCCTTCCGTGGAAGTTTTGGGGCGTCCGTTGTTTTAGAATGTTCGACGACATCTATAAAGTAACCAAAACCCATACTCGTTTAGGGACGCACCATAACGCTTTAGACGACGCAATTTTTCAGGCGGAATGCGTAATCAAAGTTTTGCAACGAAGTAAAGGCGACGTATGAAAATAAAAATAGTCGGCGAAAACCGCATTAAAGATTATATTCCAATCATTAGTAACGACGGCGACGTGTTAATCATTTGCGAAGGGCATTTTGACCCGACGTCCGACTATTTTATTTTAGGCGAAGCCATAAATGCGCAGCGCGACCGCGCGCTCGATTTCGATACCGCGACCTATAGCTTCGAACATTGGATACCCGTAACGCCGGATTTATGGATAGCGGGGACAAAAGACAATCAAAAATCGCGTGCCGTAACTGTTATTGAGGTTGACGAATGATTGAAGTCGACATGAGACTTGTAAAATATAAAGATAAAATTCTTTTAGAAAAAAATAATATGTCGCTTGAATGGGCGCTTGAATGTTTTGCTAATAGGTACGTGTTTACATTTTTTGAAGCCCTCGAAAAAGAGTGCAACGAAAAAACAATTCAAGAAGAAGACTTTATCGAAGGCGCTGCGGTGTTAGCCAAAATAACCGAGGCCGCGGAAATACTCGACGAAGCGCAGGGGCGAAAACCAGGGAAGGACCACTAATGGAAGTTGAAATAGACGCAAATAATTTATGCCAAAAAATGATAGAAAATTTATTAGCCCAACTAAAAGACCCACGGCTAGTTGTTCATGCTTTGGCCGGCATTTCGACTATTTTTAACGCTAACGTCGTCGGAAATATTTTTCATAATCAAACAGACCAAAGCAAAGAAAAGTTTGACGACCTTTTAGAAAACTATTTAGCGGCGCAGGCTATAGAAATTACGCGTTCCGTTTGGCAAAAACAAAGCACCATTACAAATTTAAAATAAAGGGAAAACATGGAAGAAAAAAAGCATAAAAAATTATCCGCATCGGGGTCGCATCGTTGGTTCCATTGTCCGGGTTCTATTGCGTTATCTGAAACCGTACCGCCGGCTAAAACAAGTGTATTTGCCGAAGAAGGGACCGGCGCGCACGGGCTTGCGGAAAAAGTTTTAAAGGAAACGCCAAACGCTTTTTATTACGTTGGGCGCGAAAAGTTTAACGGCTTTGAAGTCACCGAAGAAATGGCCGGCGCCGTTCAAATTTATGTCGACCATGTTCGCAACATTAAAAACGAAACAAAAGGCGAATTGGTTATTGAAGCAAAATTTGACCTTCCCCATATTCATGAAGACATAGGCGGGACCGCCGACGCTGTTATTAAACAAGACTTTGGCGACATTCACGTCATAGATTTTAAATTCGGGGCCGGCATTGCGGTCGAGGTTGAAAACAATTCGCAGGCCATGATTTACGCTTTGGGGGCGGCACTAGGGGGCGAGTACGAAGACGTTTATATTCATATAGTTCAACCGCGCGCGTTTCATCCCGACGGGCCTATTAGAACGTGGAAAATATCTTTTAATGATCTAATTGAATGGTCAAAACTTTTAAAACAAGCCGCGATTAAAACCGAAGAAAAAGATGCTCCATTAAACGCAGGCGAATGGTGTCAATTTTGCCCTGCTAAAAGCGTTTGTCCTAAGCTGTACGAAAAAGCAATTGTCGAAGCGAAAATAGATTTCGACAATGCAAAACTTCCCGATACCGCGACCATGACCGACGAACATATAGCCAAAGTCATCGGAGCAAAAAAATTAATCGTACAATGGATTGAAGCCGTTGAAGACATGGCAAAAATGAGGTTAGAAAATGGGGAAACAATCGAAGGAATCAAACTTGTCAATAAACGTACAAGCCGCGAATGGGTTGACGAACGACTTGCGGAGCGCGAACTATACAAAAAGTTTGGCGAAACTGTTTATAAAAAGTCGTTTGTATCAGTCACCCAAGCGGAAAAACTTTTTGGGGCGAATGATCTATCGAATCTTTACCATAGTGTTTCAAGCGGCAATACGGTTGCACCTGAAAGCGATAGACGAAAAGCCATTAAAGCCGCGAAACATGATTTCGAAACGGTAAACGAAGACGATTTTTAAAAAAGGGGTTTTATGAAAAGAATTAGAATATTATACGGCGTCGGCGACATTGGCGCGGGTTTTGAAACGGACAATTTCGCGTATTTTAAACATCCGGTTGACGGCAACGAATATGCTGTTATATACGGCCCAACCGGTTCGCCGTGGTATTTTTCAAATACCAAAGTTCCCGACTATAAATCGTTTGAGCTATTTGAACTTTCAGAAGACGCGGCCCCAAAAATAGCGCCGTCGATTCGTTCGCTTCTTGGTCAAGACGTAGCCACATTAACAATTAATTTTAAATAACAAAACGGTCCGTTGGGCCACGAAAGGAAAAACAGTTATGAGTGAAAAAGTAAAAGCCGGAATTAAAGTTACAACGCCCCCATTTAGAGTCGCGTTTCCTACATTGGATAAACCGAAGCAATTTAAAGACCCACGCGGGAACCTTCAAGGCGACCCGAAATATTCGGTCGAAATGTTGTTTCCAAAAGATGCCGATTTAAAAGAAATGAAGCAAGCGATTCAAAAGGAAATCATTCGCCAATGGGGCGACGAAAAACCCGAGGGTTTAAAAACCGTTTTTAAAGACGGCGATAAACATAAAAAGAAATACGATAGTCATAAAAATATGTTTTACGTGCGTGCTGCGACGAAAAACAAAGTAGGTATTGTCGATAGCAATGGCGTTGAACTTCTTGACCCAAAAGCGGTTTACGCGGGTTCATGGTGTCGCGCTACGGTCGTTGTCATGGCCTACGAAAACGGAGCTAACGCGGGTGTTACGGTGTATTTGAACAACCTTCAATTATTTACCGATGCCCTTTGTAAAAAACGCGGTCTTGATAACTCCGCGTTAACCGGCGCTAAAAACGCTAAAGACGATTTCGATTCTATTGAAGCGTTTGACGACGGCGAAAGTGTAGCGGATGACAATTTAGATAATGACGACTTCTAGTGTTCATTGCCCGCGCTGTAATGTTCCGAACTATTGCCCCCATTGCAATATTGTTCGTAGCAAAATGGCGCGGGAATTTAATTTAAACCAAGTAAAAAGTTTTTACTTTAAATATCGTTGTCGAACTTCGGTTCTATACGTTAAAAATGGCGCGACCTATGCAATTAAATGGAAAACCCGTTGTAAAATATCCTAATATGGATTTTGAAACGCGAAGTGAAGTAGACGTGCGCGACGTTGGCGCCTATCGCTACGCCATGGATAAATCGACGGAAGTCATTTGTTTATCCTACGACCTTTTAGACGGTAAAGGCGTGAGACTATGGCATAGGTTCATGCCTACCCTTCCCCATGACTTAATTGAGTACGTGCGCGCAGGCGGTATCGTCGAAGCGCATAACGCGGAATTTGAATATTGTATATGGAACTATGTTTTAAACGCCCGCGGCGGTTGGCCGTATTTAAATGTTTCGCAATTGCGTTGTACTGCGGCCCGCGCTGCGGCCCATGCATTACCGCGAAGCCTTGAAGGGCTAGGGGCCGCTTTAGACACCCATGTTAAAAAGAACGTCGACGGCAAAAAGACCATGCAAAAGCTATCAAAACCCCGCATGAAATGGAAAGCGGGTTCAAGCGAAGCAAAATGGCATGAAGAGTTTGAAGACCTTGAAAAACTTTTTATTTACAACGTCGACGACGTGCTAGCCGAACAAAGCGCCGCTGAAAAACTATTACCTTTAAAACGCTCCGAACAAGAAATATGGGAACTAACAACAATTATTAATGAGCGTGGGTTTTATGCTGATTTAGAACTTTGTAAAATAGCTATTTCGTTTTTAGAACAATTTGAAAAAGAACTTTTAGCGGAATTGTTTTCCATAACAGCGGGCGAAGTGCGAACCGCGCGGCAAGTCGCAACTATGCGTGCATGGCTTGAAACTCGTAACGTTACTGCGGAAAATTTGACCGCTGGCACTGTTAAAACGTTATTAACTCAAGACATGGACCCCGACGCAAAACGCGTGCTAGAAATTCGTCAACTATTAGGGCGGTCAAGTGTTTCAAAATACGAAGCCCTTATTCGTACAGCGTGCTTCGATTCAAGAATACGGGGCACTTTTCTTTATCACGCAGCTTCGACGGGGCGATATGGCGGAAGGTATTTCCAACCGCAAAACCTTGCGCGCGGGACATATAGCGACGTTAATAGTATTATTAGATGTTTAGCAATTGACGATTATGAGTTCTTTAAAGAATTTTACCCCGACGTTTTCGGCGCTCTTAGTAGTTGTATTCGGGGCATGATAAAAGCGGCCCCCGGTTATGAATTATTCGCAGCGGATTTTAACGCCATTGAAGCGCGCGTTTTGTTTTGGATTGCCGGCGAAACGTTAGGCATTGAAATGTATCGTAAAAACGTTGATATTTACGAAGACATGGCGCGGGTTATTTTTAATCTACCTCGCGGACAAAAAGTAACAAAAGAACAAAGGCAATTAGGAAAACAAGCGATTTTAGGATGCCTAGCAAAAGGAACAATCGTTAAATGTAAAACCGGGTATAAAAAAATAGAAGAAATAAATCAAACGGATTTAGTATGGAATGGGTTTCAATGGACAAGACACAACGGACTATTAGCAAAAGGTATGAAGAACGTTATACAGATAAACTCTCTAGCCCTAGAATTAACTCCCGATCATTGGGTTTTGTTAAACCAAACATGGCGAACCGCAGGGGAAATCGCTTTAATAGAGGCTACGCATCTCCAAAACCCGGAGATAAAAACGGAAATTTTATTGTCAAGTCGAGCGAATTTAAAAGGGGTTCCGAACGGCGTGTCGTTATTAGCTGCGTATGCGGAAACGAAAAAGAAATTAGAGTCGACAAATTTTACATTGGAAAAGGACTTCTTTGTTTTACTTGTAAACAGTCTATTGCCGGACAAAAAGGCGGAAACCCCCGAAGAAATAGCGACATTATTAGTGACGGACGTCTTAGAGCGCGTTGGGCAGCTTGTTTCTACAACATTAAAAAAAGATGTACGAACCCCAATGATAAAGACTATTCGCGGTATGGTGGTCGCGGAATTCAATGCGCCTTCAACGACGTTAGAACATTTTTGGAATATATTATTACGCTTCCTAGGTTTAACGAATGGGGACTCACTCTCGACCGAATTAATAACAATGGAAACTATGAACCCGGCAATTTACGAATTGTCTCTCAAAAAATTAACAACCAAAACCGTTGAGACTTTCGATTTACATAATGTTGAAAATGGAAATCGCTTCCAAGCGGGAAAAGCCATAGTTCATAATTGCGGGTACGGCATGGGTCCAAAGAAATTTAAACTCACTTGCGAAAGCTACGGCATGAATGTCGACGAAGCCCTTTCCGAACGCGCTATTCAAAGTTATAGACAAAAATATCGAATGGTCGTGAACTTCTGGTATGGTCTTGAAGACGCCGCCCGTGAAGCGATTAAAAGTCGTCGGTTAATTATCTACGAAAAATTAAAACTGAAAGTCGAAAACGGGTTTTTGTTTATACAACTACCGTCGGGTCGTAGGCTTTCATATTACAACCCCCATCTTGCGCCGGACCGAAACGGATTTCGGGACGACGCTATTTATTATTGGGGCGTCGATTCAAAGACGAAACAATGGACGAAGCAAGCGACCTACGGCGGAAAACTCACGGAAAACGTCGTGCAAGCGATTGCCCGCGACGTTATGGTCGAAAGCATGAAAAATTTAACTGCGCAAAACTACCCTATTATTATGACCGTGCATGACGAAATTATCGCCGAAGTGAAAATCGACGAACGTGATTTAGAAGACTTTAAATGGACAATGGCCCGCCCGCCGGAATGGGGTTTAGATATTCCGTTAAAGGTTGAGGGTTGGGCCGACGAAAGGTTTAAAAAATAATATGTCAAAAGATGCATTAGAAAAAACCGAAATTATTATTTGCACGTCTTGGAAATGCGCGAACGAATACGCGTCCGGTGTTCCGGTCGACGGGCATCCAACGTGTAAAGCCTGCGGGTCAACGACGATTAAAAAAGCGGTTACACCTAAAACACGCGCAATGTATTTAAAACGAGTAATGGCAATCAACACTAACGAACTAACCAAAAGGGGTTAATATGGAACAGGCAACGCCGACAAAAGTGATACTACGAAAAAACATGAAGCATACGCAAAACGCGGTCAATAAAATAAAACCGCAAGGCGAACTCCCGACAAACGACGCGGTAATCGCAAAGTTAAAAGAAGACATTTTAGAAGGGATGCGGGAACTAGCGCGCGGAAGTCGCAACACGATTATCGATCTAGTAGACCGTGCGCGCGAATTGGTTATTCTTGAAGACGACGCAAAAAAGGGGCTTGAAAATGAGTTCTAATGTCTCGCATCCTTCACATTATAACCAAGGTAAAATCGAGGTCATCGAGTTTATTGAGGATAAAAAATTAAACTACCATTTAGGGAACATCGTAAAATACGTTTGTCGCGCAGGGCTTAAAGACCCCAAAAAGGAAATCGAAGACCTTCAAAAAGCGGCATGGTATTTAGCGCGCAAAATTGAAACACTTGAAGCGGCTAAATCAAAACGAGACGCTGTTAAACCTAATAATATGAAAAAGATACATGAAAAGCGGAAAAAGTAGCGAAGTCGTCGGCGTTTTGTTATTGTTAATCAATGGCAAAACGAAAGGGATTCTATGACCGACGAACAAGTCGCACTCCATAACACAATCCAAGTATTAAAAATGACCGCGGACGAAAACCGCGACAATATGCTTTTAGATTTTTTGAAACAGCTTTTAAAGGAGTCGTTTCAATGAATGAATATTTAAAATACGGTTTAATGTTTTTATGTGTTTTATACATAGTTTTATTGCCAAAAATTTGTAATTGGCTTGAAAAGAACGGGTTTTAATATGCCGGCACTTCGTTATGGTACAAAACCCAAAAAATTTAAACATGATTCCGGCGCGTTTTCGCTCACATTAAAAGACATAACGTTAATTAAACGAGCGATTGAAGTGCGGATAACTTTACTAAAAATAGAATCCATAGATAATCCAATGGCAATTACGCGACATGAAATTGCCATGTACAAAACTGTTTTATCGAAGCTACCGGCACTTCGAAAGGCTTTAAAATGAGTTACAAATTAAAATATTCTTTAAAAACTATTTCCGGTGAATTTTCTAGGGGCGAAGCCCTATATTGGGCGGAACAATTCACGGACAACGGGGCCACCGACGCTTTAATTATTACCTCTGTTTTGTACCCCGAAGACGGTTCTTTATCTATGAAAACGTTTTCGATTGACGGGCGCAACGAAGGCAAAGATTTTGAAGACATAGAACTTTTTAAACTATGGATACTTTTAGCCGGAACGCTTCAAGAATCAAAAACTTTGCCGGCGTCGAAAAAACAATTATTAAATACAACTTTTTTACAATTCAGCGAATCAATAAAAA